ATCCCTGAAGAAAAATATGATGTCATCGAGAGTATGGTAGATAAACTTGATGAAATGGAAGGAAAACTCAACGAGCAAATTAACAAAAACGTTGCTCTTAATAGGAGATTAGCTGAGTCAGCTGCGGATGTAATCTTTGCAGACGTAACTGAAGGACTTGCCCAAACACAAAAGGACAAGGTTGCCTCACTCATTGAAAATGTTGAGTTTGAAAGTGAAGACGCATACCGTGAGAAGCTGGTAACTTTGAGAGAATCTTATTTCCCATCAAATACAGCTCAGAGAGACACATCAGAGAATCTAACAGAAGAGAGTGGTTCCGTAGATTACCAACCAATTGGTGCATCAATGGAAGTATATCTTAATTCACTGAAGCGTGTCGTTAAAAAATGATTTTAAATCATTAAATTCAAACTTAAATTTTTATAGGTAAACACAAATGCAAGCCCCTCTTAATCAAGAGGCTCTTCAAGAAAAGTGGGCTCCTTTACTAGACTACAACGGTCTAGAAGAGATTAAAGATCCACACAAAAGAATGGTTACAGCCGTTCTCTTGGAGAACCAAGAAAAAGCACTCCGTGAAGAGCGTGAGTTCCTAGCAGAAGGCCCTCCAACCGTTAACACCAATTCTGGTGCAAATGCTGGTTTTAGTGCAAGTGCTTCTTCCCCAACAGCTGGTTTTGATCCTGTTCTAATCAGCCTTATCCGTCGTTCAATGCCTAACTTGGTCGCATATGACCTAGCAGGTGTTCAACCAATGAACGGACCTACAGGACTTATTTTCGCAATGCGTTCTCGCTACGAGAAGCAAGACGGAAACGAAACATTCTACAACGAAGTCGATTCTGCATTCTCTGGACAAGCAGAAGGTGGCGGTAAGCTAACTGACGGATTTGTTGATGGTAACGTTGGTTTGGGTACAACTGCACAAAGCGGTTCTAATCCTGGACTTCTAGGTGCTACTGGTACTGCTGCTCAACAGAAGATCTACAACGTAGGTCAGGGTATGCGTACAGACGACGCTGAAGCATTAGGCGATGGCGTTAACAATAACTTTAACCAGATGGCATTCTCCATCGAGAAGGTTACGGTTACTGCTAAGTCTCGTGCGTTGAAAGCTGAGTACTCACTAGAGCTCGCTCAAGACCTTAAGGCAATCCACGGATTGAACGCTGAGGCTGAGTTAGCAAATATTCTCTCTACAGAGATACTTGCTGAGATCAACCGTGAAGTTATCAGAACAATCTATAACGTTGCTGAAATCGGTGCTACTGTTAACACTGCTACAAGTGGAACATTCGACTTAGACGTTGACTCAAATGGTAGATGGTCAGTTGAGAAATTCAAGGGACTGATCTTCCAGATCGAAAGAGATGCCAACGCAATCGCACAAAGAACTCGTCGTGGAAAGGGTAACATGATCCTTTGCTCTGCTGACGTTGCTTCTGCATTGACAATGGCTGGTGTTCTTGACTACACTCCTGCTCTTAACGCTAATCTTAACGTTGATGACACAGGTAATACCTTCGCTGGTGTACTTGCAGGTAAGTTTAGAGTCTACATCGACCCATATTCTGCAAACAGTGCTGCTTCTCAGTACTACGTTGCTGGATATAAAGGTTCATCTCCTTACGACGCTGGACTATTCTACTGCCCATACGTTCCTCTACAGATGGTTCGTGCAGTTGGTGAGAATACATTCCAACCAAAAATCGGGTTTAAGACTCGTTATGGTATCGTTGCAAACCCATTTGCTAAAGGTGCTACACTCACAACTCCTGGAGTTCTTGAGCGTAACTCTAACGTATACTACAGACGTGTTAAAGTTAACAACCTTATGTAAGCGAGTTGCTTATATTTTTACAAAGACTCTCCTTCGGGAGGGTCTTTTTTTTGTCTAAATATTTTAGTTTTATTATATAAAATGAGTCACCCTAACGGTTACACAAAAGAAATGATCAAGGAGATACTAGGTACTTCTTGGCCTCAACCTACAGGTGAGTCTGGTTGTGAAGAGAGAAAAAGAAAAGGTAGAGAGATGAGAGAGAAAGGTTTGAAACGTCATTTTCCATCAGCAGAGTCTAGATCTAAACTACCTAACTTTGATGAGAATGGAAAATATATTTACCCAGAAGGGCATGGGTTTAGTTATGTTCAATACTTGAAGGATCATCCTGAATCAACAGAAGCAGGTACATATGGAAGTAAAGTATCATAATGATAAAAACATTAATATCAATAGAAGATCCAGTATTACATCAAAAAATTAAAAAGTGTAGTTATAATTTAGATCGATCAAAATTATCTTATACATTAACTGAAAATATGTTTCATTATAATGGTGTAGGATTATCTGCAAATCAAATAGGTATAGAAGAAAGAGCATTTGTAATGGTTTCTGATATGGATACTCAGGAAACTATTACTTGTTTTAATCCAAAGATTATTAAAGAATCTAAAAATAAAGTTATAATGGAAGAAGGTTGTCTATCTTATCCAGATAAATTTCTAAAAATTTCAAGACCTGATTATGTTGTTATCAAATATGAAGATGAAGGTAAAGAATTTCATAAGTTAAAACTAACTGGATTTATTGCAAGAATATTTCAACACGAGTATGATCATATGGAAGGAATTAATTTCACGCAGAGAATTTATCTAAATACCTAAAGATAAAGCTAGTGTTACAATGAAACCAACTCCAAAACAATATAAAGAGGCAGTTGATCGTCATAATTATATTGAGAAGTATCTCATAAGTGAAGGTTATGCTGAAAATGCTGATATGGCAGGTAATATTATTATGGGTATGAGTGAAGAATGGTATGAACTTATTCTTAAAGATACTGATCTATTAACATGAAAACCTTTGGGGAATTTCTAGAAGAAGCATCAGAGGCAAAAACTTGTCCTGATGGAAAGTACTGGTGCTTTACTGATAAAAAATGTAAGACAATTCCTAGAGGATACCATATAGGACATAGGGGTTATCTAGAACACGATAATGATGATACTAAGAAAAATGGTAATGGTAATGGGTCCCATAACGGTAACGGAAGTGGTAATGGCAATGGTGGCAATGGTAACGGTGGCGGCGGCAACGGCGGCGGTGGCAATGGTGGTGGAGGAGAATAATGGCTGATCCTTTTGTAAATCAGATAGAAAACAGGAATTTTCTAGCACCTGTTGGATTTAAGTTTACTTTGGCAAAGTATCCAAAGGCTGCATTTTTCTGTAATTCTGCTAGAATACCTGAGATAACACTTGGTACTGCAATCCAACCATCATATTTAAAGGATATTGATGTTCCTGGTGAGAAACTTACATACGGTGATCTTATAATACGTTTCTTAGTTGATGAAAATCTTGAGAATTATATGGCAATTCATAATTGGTTAACAGGTATAGGGTTTCCAGAAACACCAGATCAATTTAAAAAACAGACAACAGATTCAGATGGTCTGAGAGAACTAAATGAACAGTGGAGTGATGGTTCACTTGCAATTTTAAATAGTAATTATAGAAAGGTTGCAAATGCTAATTTTAGAGATCTTTTTCCAACTTCTTTAACTTCATTAGAATTTGATGCAACAGAGTCGGATATACAGTACTTTACAGCAGAGGTCAATTTCAAGTATACTGTGTATAATATGGTAGATCCAAACGGTGATCCTTTGAAATAAATTATGAATCTTGACAAAATTCAGGAGATGTGGGAGCGTGATGCTGTCATTGATCCTGATAACCTACATGATGAGTCGTTAAAAATACCCCAGTTACACTCAAAGTATTATACAGTTTATAATACCATTACTTTGTTGCGTGAAAAAGCAAGAGATTCATATAATAGAGTTAAACTAGAAAGATATAATTACTACACAGGTAAGGCAGATCCTGCTGCATATGAGGAAGAACCTTTCCCATATAAAGTTAGAGAAAAGGATGCAATACAAAGGCACCTAGAGGCAGATGAGAAACTAACCAAGTTAGATCTCAAGATAAGATATTATGATGCTACCTTAAAATTCCTTGAGGAGATAATTAAAAACGTATCTAATAGAACTTTCCAAATTAAAAATGCTATTGAATGGAATCGATTCCAAGCAGGAATGTAATAAATAGAAGAAAAGTGTTTATATAAATGGGATACGTATCACCGTCTGCAACCTTTATTCGACAATTACTTGAAGGAGATTTTAAAAGCGAAAATGCTTATAGGGTGCTGTGGAATAAATTTGTTAATCAAGCAGAACAAGAAATACATGGAGAATTAAGTAATGCCGTAAAATTGGCAAAAGATGATGATGAAGAAGGAGCAAGGAATGTAATGTCAAGGGCTGCTGAGCTCATGAGGGATAGTATTGATAAAGCAAAAAACGATCCTGATCATCCACTTAGTTTTGCTAAATCTGATAGTAGAGATTATACTGGTGGAAAAACTGATGATGATGAGAAGTCTTATTGGGATCAATTAGATGCTAATGTTGATGCAGTTGCAAATGCACCATCAGAAAAGAAGATGAGAACTGCTATAGAAAAGGGATGGACAGCATCTGGTACAGGAGCATCATCAGCAGAACTTACAAAACAAGTTAAAAAGGGTACTGCTGGTGGGTCTGGATTAACAAGTGCAACTCAAAAATCCGATGTTGTTTTATCAGATCCAAATAATGAAAAAGCAAGAATTGGTGTAAGTCATAAACAAGGTGGTTCTACATTTTTAGCTACTGGTGAACCAGGAGAAGTTAGAGGTGTAGGTTCTACTGCTGCAAAAAGAGTTTCTAAGGGTGAAATACAATATAGACCATCAAGAAAGGAGAAAGGAGAATCACCAGAAGATTATAAAGAACGTCAAAGTAAGGAAAAGTCTGAGGTAAAAACAAAACAACAAGAAAGACAAAGAGAACTAGAAGGTAAAACTGATAGTATTGCAACACCACTAGATTATAGAGGATCTGATTCGAGAGAAAAAACTGCAAGAAAGGCACAAGCTCAAACAGCAGCAGATGATTTAACACAAAAAGAACCTAGATATGCTCGTGAAATATCTCAACAACATGCCACTGGAAAGGATAGATTTAAAGGACAAACTGGTAAAGCAAATATTGCAGTAAAGGTTCCTGGTCGCCAATCAAAAGAAACACGTACAAGAGAAAAGGGAGATGTTATTCATGATCAAGGACAAAAAACTTATGATATTAAGACAGGACAAGAAACAATAACACCAGGAGCATCTGCTGGAAGAGGTACTGGTAGACCGATGACTGCTAGATATAGAACTCCAACAGCAGCAGATTCACCAGGTCCAGCAACAGGAAATCAATCATCATTTAAGGATTTTAATCAAAGAGTACAACAAGTACAAGTTGCTAATGCTAGAAGAAGAGCTTCTCAGGGTTTTGGTAATAAAGCAGTAGCAGATAGACATAATAACGCAGGCTAAATAAAATCAAATGAGACAGTTAAATGTCACACTTGGTTATTGCAAAGAAAAATGAGGTGTTTCTGTCTGTAAATGCAGAACCTCATGTATATTATGAA